GGGTTAGGTATTAGTTCTGTATTTGATATTTTAATACAAGGTAGAGTTTGTATTATTGAAATGCATCTAAAAGAAGAAACTAAATATGGGAAAAGAGTCTTTTTTATTCAAATGCTGGCAAACAAAACTACAAATCAAATAGTAGATAGTTTCTATTTAAATTTACTTGAATGTGAAGCAAATGATGTTGATATAATACACAAGAGTGGCAACAAAAAGATCCTTGCGTTACAGGAGAAAAATGAAAACTTCCCTATGAAGAAGAATTCTCTTTCTGCTCAAACTGATATTACAAGGTTTGGAGATAAAGTATTAATAGAAGCAATGCTACATCTCAATAAAGCTCTAGGTGAAGTAAATCTACTAACTCCTGACGAATTCATATATTTCTCTTACCTGTTAGATTTATTACATAATAGAAAGTTGTTGCTACCTCCTGAATTTCAGCGTAAAATTGGTAAAATGTATGGTAATAAAATGCAAATTGATCCTACTAAAGCTTGGAAATGGTATAATTACATCAAAGACGGTCCAATTGGAGCTGCAATTAATAATCCTGATGGAAATGAAGGTTTGACTGGTGCTATACTGACTGATGTACAAGGAGCTATTAAAATTTGTCGCCAGAGCGGAGGAACGCTTGGTGTTTTCAATTTCTTTTGGTCAGTAATGTCTTCTATATATGTTATAATACAGAAAATGGTAATGCATAAAGTCTTTGTAAATGATAAAATAATGGAAGGATCTACAATGTCTGATGACAACTTAACACAAACTATTTTTGAACTAGTTTCTAGAAAAGCGTTTGAACATTCTGACAAAATAATAAAGTCATTTTTAGATACTTATTATAGAAAAAATTTGCGTATATTGATAGAAGGATTCAATTATTACTCAGTAGATGTAACTACTGATGAAAAGATACAGATTATAGGAGCTGATAAGGAATTGCTTAAAGAGCAAATTGTTATATTCTATTTAGCAACATGTTTATTATGTCCAAAACTAACAAGTTTTGATCCTTCTTTACTAAAAACTACTTTTGGTTCTGCTGCAGAAATTATGCAAACTGTGATCACAAATACTGGCAAGTTTTTTGTTCCAATAGTAAGGTATATGACTTCCATGTTTACAGAGTTATCAGGAGAAAACCCAACTTATGATACTATGAATTCTGTATCCAAACTGTATGAGATTCTGATTAATGGAGGTAGCACGATTACAATGAATGTTGGATTTATATTGATGAATACAATGATCAGTGAAAGGTTTGGTTTAAAGAATAGAAGGATTGACTTACCTGTTCAGCTTAGTGGGTTGTTTTATATTTATCCAGATAACATGCTATTAAATGGATTTGATGGTGATACATTGCGGAAACTAGCAGCTGCAGAAGAAAATAGTATTGAAATGAGACGATTAGCCTTAATTGTAGATAGCCCAGATGTATACAGACAGAAAAGAAGTAGTTTACAACAAGAAGATGAAGAAGATAAATTAAAGGATATTAAAGATGAAAAAGAAAAAAGCTTAATAGATGAAGAAGATGAAATAAGGAAACAAGAAAAAACTATTGAAGATTTATTTAAGGGTGTTAGAGAGAAAATGTTG